GTACATGATAGTGTGTTTTTTTGTGTTTGTGTTTCTTAATTCAAGAGTAATATATGAAAAGTTTCATATACCGATCAAGTGTTTTGTCAAAGAAAATGAAAAAAAAATAAAAAAAAATTCATTATCTGCGTTTTTGAATATGTGAGAGCTGTTTTTTGCAGAAAAAAAAATAAAAAAAAATGGCAGATCCAAACAAATGAACCTGCCATCAACGGAGTGAAATGTGCTATTAATTAGCTAGCACCTGCTGTAAGTGCATCGGAGAAGTCTCCAAATATGAATGCTCCTGATCGGTAAATTGCCAAAGCAATTCTTTCAGAAGCAACCACTGTCACAACACCTTTGACAACGTTGTCTTGGTCTTGCTCGTAGAATCGGATGCTTGACTGCTGACGATCAAACAACTGTGCTCCAAGATTGAAGTCTCCAACAAGGAACTTGTCAGTTGTCATTGCTGTGTTTGCGATCAATGGAACACCTGCGATCATTGGCAGTGCTCCACCAAATCTTGCAGTCTCAGGAATGACATATCTGCCTTGAGCATCTTTGATCAGCATCAAGTTGTAGAAGTCATCAGGATGAACCATGATTGCATTTGCTGTGTACTCTTGCTGTCTCACTTGAGCAACTGCTTTTGTAAGGATGTCAAATCTGTTGACATTGCTGTCTGCAAGCTCATCAGTGTATGCTCTTGCATCTTCAGTCAATCCAGTCAATGATGGTGAGTCAGATCCAAAGAGAAGGATGTTGTCCTCTTTTGTTCGGATCTTGCTTGGAAGTCTTGTTGTTAGATAAGAAGTCAAACCTTGAACATCTTCCAACATCTCGTTTGATAGACGTACAAAAGATGCAATTGTTCTGACTGGTGCATCTGATACAGCCAAGTCAAAAGTGTACTCACCTGCATTTCCACCTTCTGCCTTCATAGCAGTTCCATCTGATACGCTTGACTCAACAACATAACGGATCAAGTCAGACTGAGTTGTTCCAGTTGGCAGGAATTGTCTCACATGCACATTTCTGCTTGGTGTGAAAACAATGCCACCTTGATAGTCTGGTGGTACAACATTCAATGAAGTTGTTGAATCAACAAAGTCATTTGCTCCAGTCAATGGAGTTCCAACCTTAGTTGAAAACATTGGCACATTGAAAGAGATACCTTGCTTTGATCTTACTTGATCAGCAAAGCCATCAGCACCTTTGATCTGAGTGACCATTGAAGATACCCAGTTCTCATTCTGTTGAGCAGATCCTGATCTCTTAGAAGAGATCTCAAGATTGTCTGCTTGCTCTTGCAGTTTGTTGTACTTCTCAACAAGACCTGCGATTTCATTTGTTTTTAGATTGTCTAATTCTTGATTCAAGTTGTCTTTTTGTGACTCAAGAGCCTTGTCAATATTGCTATCAATATGATCTCCAAGCACCTGCAACTTCTGATCAAGTATTTCTGTGATGTTCATTTTATTCCTTGATTTTTGGTTTGTGATATTTTAAAGCAAATAACTGAATCAGCTCATCCAGTTCACTCGGCAACTTTGGGTCAAATGTGTTTTTAGACGGCATTGACTTCGATTGTGAGTATAATGAATCAAGAATGATTTGTTCAAGTTGTTTGAGTTGTATTTCAAGCAGATGAAATGTGTCATCTGTGAAAGTACCACTCCTGACTGCCTTAGTCATTTTCTTTATGTGCTCAACTGTCTGCTTCTTGCTCATGCTTTTGAATCCCATGAATGGTGTGTTTTCATTAGCTCCAAAAGTCACAGTTGATCCTTCAAATAGTTTTACTTCATCAATTTGATTGTATCCACTCTGTGCTGTGTTTCTTACTGTCTGAAATCCAATGCTGTGCTCATTGATGATTCCTGCCTCATAAAGCTTCAGTACATCATTGCCATAGCTTGTGTCTGCAATCTTGGACTCAAAGTACAGTCCATACTCATCTTCCTTCAAGACATGTGGTTTCCCCAGTGGAAGCTTTGTGTCGTGTTGATAAAGGTGCATGATCCTATTCTTTCCATTCACTCCATTCTCTTTGATGCTTTTGTCAAAAGCTTTCTCCATGATCATATCACCATCTGAGTCAACAAAACCAAACTGAGCAAAATATCCAGTTACAGTTCTTGACTTGGTGTCAATATCTTTGACCTCAGCATCGAATGATTTGTACTGGTATGCTTTCTCCTGCCTCATCTCTTCAAGCTCAATATTCTCATCATGTGTTGCACATGCCATGAAGAATGTCTCCCCATCCATTGTGTGTTGATGAGTTCCCTCACATCCTAGAAATTCAGCATATTCTTCTGCTTCTTCTTCAGTTCTGAAGTATGAGAGCTGTGCATCTTTGCCACCCATCATCTCTTCTTCTTCTTCTGGTTTGTGATATGGTTTGCTTTCTTTTGTACTCATTGGATGTCCTTTTGGTAATAGATCTTGATCATGTTTTCCTGACCTGAACTTTCCATTTCTGAGAGCAAACAAAAATGAATTGACTCTTGCAAATGCCCATTGAGAAGCACTTGAAACAGTAGGTCTGACAGACTGTGGATTAGTACGATAAGCACCAATACCTCTATCATACACCTTTTTGAGAGTTGAAGCGTTAGTCCTTTTTGATGGATTGTTTCCAACTTCTTCATTGTGCTCTTTTGCTTTCTCTCTTAGTGTATCAATTACTGCCATGACAAAAGATACTGTCTTTTTTTATGAATCCGAATTTGCCTCTTCAACAGCTTCCTTTTCTTTCTTAGGAGCTGACTTCTTCTTTGTTTTGGTGGTGCTCATTTTAAAGCCATCACGACCCTTGAAGAACTCTTCAATCTCTTTTCTTTGCTCGTCTGTTGCTTTGTCTGCAATCACTACACCATTGTCTGTGTATGTGATCAATTCATAGTATGGTGGTTTCATGATTATCTCATTTATCTGTTTTGAAAATAAAATCACTTACAAAGTAATGAATTTTTTTTCTTATTCCTTTTAGCGTATAGTCTGATCTTTACAATATAGGCTTGAACTTTGATGGCAAGTCACTGAGTTTTTTTACATCATTGTTATACAAATATTCTCTCAATTGCCTTGTTAAAGAGTTTTCTCTTCTTTTGGCATATTCCTCTTCATCAATTTCTCCCTTGAAAAGCAAATCCTTGTCAGGATTACCATAAGCCTTTATTTTGAGAGCAAGCTTTCTTGATTCTTTAGGTGATAACATGTTAATATCCGTTTTTATCGTTAATAATTATTTTTGATCTGTTAAAAATGACATAGAAGTCAACGTTGAGCATTCCTCTTGGAGTACGCCCTCTTTGAACGTGCATACCATCAAATCCAAGCATTGTCAAGAATTCAGCAGGTGATCTTTCATCTAATAAATCAAATAAAGCATCAAGTTCTTGTTGTGCTTTTAAAGGCATGTATTCATATACATCAGTGGTGAATTTGTATTTCTTTTTTATTTGTTCTCTAATTTTACCACCCTTAGCAATTTCTTTCTTGAACTCTCTCATCAATGGATAAACTTGATCATGATCTATCATACGCATATCAGATTTTTTGAAGGCTCCTGCAATGATGTTGTCATTGATGTCATCTGCATAAAACAGTGCAGTTAAAACATCTGAATTATCTTCACCCAAAGGGATTTTTGAGTTTCTTCCTGCAAAGTATGTTCCATCCCCATACACTCCCACACCATCAAACATATCATCATACTTGTATTGTCTGACAAGATCTTCAGCTTTCACTGTTTTTGTATCAGCCAATCCTCTGTAAATTATCTCATACTTATCATCATCCAATAATTTTTGAAAGTCTGAATCAGGTATGATACTTGGTTTGTCCTTAAATCCTTGCAAGGATGCAAGTTCTCCTTGTACTGTTGGAGCATCAGGTGAAATTGTTTCTCTGTTATTCCAATTTCTGTATTGATTCCGTTTTTTTGCATTTGGCAACCATTTCATAAAAAGAGCATACAAATCATCAGTTGGAACTCCACCTTTGTACACAGTAGTACCTGACGCTTCATCAAAAACAATGTCATCAAGGTTTATATTGGTTTGAAACTTTGCATCTTTTGGATTGTATGGTGTCAGCTTACCTTGTGAAGTTGGAGCCACTACTTGTTGCACTTCTTCCTCTTCTTGCTCAGGTTGCTCTCCAATAGCTTCTTCTTTGGTCAGAA